GGGGGGGGAGCCCCTATAGGTCAGTGGTGTGGCGTTGGGCTATGAACACTGTTCCACGGACCTTTTTGCAATTTTGTTCAGAATTGGACATTGACTAATGTCAGGAACTTGACATTGCATTTCAAAAATTTTTTGCAAAAAAATCCCCGGGACCACACGGTGCCGGGGAAAGGGCTTTGGTACAAGCCAAGGAGCATTCCGGTGATGAGCCGGCCAGGTACCACCCTGGCACCCCGAGTATACCGGCTTGCGCCGCTTGTCAAGCCCCGCTACACTCCCGCCATGGCCATCCTCGCCCATCTCCTGGAACCGCAGTTCACTCCGCTGGCCGGCGTGGACGTGGAGACGCTGCTTGCCGCCCAGGCCAACACCACCCTGGTGGACTTCAATGCCAACGCCGACGTCCTGGAAGAACTGGACCGGTCCGGCGCCCAGGCAGCGTTCGCGGCGGTCACCTCTCCCGAGGCCACCGACCAGACCAAGAAGGACGCGCTTCTTGCGCTGCGCGTCCCGGCGGCGGTCAAACAGCTCTCCGGCATGCTGTCCGCGTACGACTGGGAGTTTGTCACGCAGGCCAAGGAGATCCGTGGCTACGTGGTGGCCAAGCTGCTGGAGGAGACCAAGAGCCCGGACCCCCGGATCCGGCTCAAGGCGCTGGAGCTGACCGGCAAGCTGACCGAGGTCGGCAGCTTCACGGAGCGCATTGCCGTCACCAAGACAGACTCGAGTGCCGCGGAGCTGGAAGAACGCATCCGGGCCCGCCTGGCCAAGATCATCCCCCCGGCCCGGGAGGTGCAGGACGCCCGGGTTATCGAAGCCCCGCCGCCCCCGGCGGAGTTCACTCCACCTGCGCCAACTTGAAAGGAGCCCATCGTGGCCAAACCCAACCCGTTCGCAAAGAAGTCCGGCGCCAAGCCGTTTGGCGGCAAGGAAACCGCCAAGGAAGAGAAGGCCGAGGGCAAGAAAATGCCGCCCTGGCTCAACAAGAAGCCGGGCATGAAGGCCGGCGGCATGAAGAAGGCCTGCTGACATGGCCACCGAATCCAAGACCCCTCCGCCCAGTCTCCTGGGCACCGGCGCGGCCGCCAAGGCAGCTGCAGCCCTGCGCTCCCGCCGCGACCAGCTCGACGACGCCGAGAAGAAGGACACCGGGTACCAGGCAGGTGGACAGGTGCGGCGAGAGCTGAAGCCTTCTGACCCGTCACCGTACGGCGGGGAGCGGCTGCTGCGCCCGCGCCAGCAGATACGCGACGAGATCGACCGCTTCACGGGCAAGGCCAAGGTCTACGACAAGCAGGCTGCGGACGCCAAAGCAAATCGCCTGGAAGCGGAGCGCGAAGGCACGCGATATAAGACCGGCGGCAGCGTGAAGGCCCCATCCCCCGGCGCGATCAAGGCGTACTCCCGCGAGTACGACACCATCAGTCCGGCCGGAAAGAATGTGCACGAAGACAACCGGACCAAAAACCGGTACGCCGCTGGCGGCATGGTTCGCCGCGGCTATGGGAAAGCCCGGGGAGCGTGAAATGGACGCAGTCGTAGCAAAAGCCGTCGCCAAGGTGATTGCCGCCACAACCCCCGAGGTACGCAAGGCCACGGTGTACCTGGGTCCGAAGCTGGTTGTTTCGGCTTGCTGGCGGAACAAGGCGTTCACGCACAAGCGCAGCACACGCCGGGAGCTGGTCTTGAAAATCGGCACCCCGAATTATCTGGAAGCGCGCTTCATCAACGCCTGCAAGAAGGCCGGCGAACCCTTCCCGGTGAAGAAGGTACAGTTGCAGCCCTGGCCGAAGCCCCGCGGAGCCTGACCCCTGGACCCGCTCTCCGCAGCCGGCCAAGCCGCCATCCTGGCGGCGCTCCCCTCCATGTCGCTTGCCGACAAGGAGGCGCTTCTTGCCGACCTGGAGGCGCTGGAGCACCGGCGCATGCTGGAGCGCTGCCGAGGGGACTTCCTGTTCTTCTGCCACCAGGTCTACCCCGAGTTCAAGGAGGGGCCCCACCACCGCAACATGGCCAAGCACCTGGCGGAGGTGATCTTCGGGGACCGCAACCGGCTGACGGTGTCCATGCCCCCGCGCTTCGGCAAGTCGGTGACGATCGCCTACCTGTTCGTGGCCTGGTACCTGGGGCACAACCCGAGTCACCACATCATGATGGTGACCCACACGGCAGACCTCTCCGCCGACTTCGGCCGGCAGGTGCGCAACCTGCTCTCAACCCCCCTGTATCGCGAGGTTTTCCCCGACACGGTTGTCTCGGCGGACAAGTCTGCGGCCAACAACTGGGCCACCACCGCCGGCGGCAAGTACCTGGCGATCGGTATCGGGGCGAACGTGGCCGGGCACGGCGCGCACCTGCTTGTGGCCGACGACCTGGTGTCAGAGCAGGCGGTGCTGGCCAACCCGGACACCATATTTGCCACCGCGTGGAACTACATGCAGGTGGGCCCGATGCAGCGTCTGATGCCGGGCGGGCGCATTGTGATGATCGGGACTCGGTGGGGCAAGAAGGACCCAATCGGCCGCGCGTTGCAGTGGGCGGAGCAGAACACGGACTCGCCGCAGTGGTACGAGATCCGCTTCCCCGCCATCCTGCCGTCCGGCAAGAGCCTGTGGCCCGAGCAGTGGCCTGTGGAACAGCTTCTGGCCAAGAAGGCGTCGATGTTCCCGCAGTTCTGGGCCGCCCAGTACATGCAGGAGCCCACCTCCGAGGAGGGGGCGATCATCAAGCGCGAGTGGTGGCGGGAGTGGACGAAGGAGAAGCCGCCGAAATGCCACGTCATCCTGCAGAGCTGGGACACCGCGCACGAGACCAAGACCAGCGCTGACCCGTCGGCCGTCACCACCTGGGGGCTGTTCATCAACGAGGAGGAGCAGGACCAGGAGCAGATCATCCTGTTGGACGCCTGGTACGGCCGCAAGGAGTTCCCGGAGCTCAAGAAGTTTGCGCTCGAGTATTACAAGGAGTGGGAGCCGGACATGGTGATCATCGAGAAGAAGGCCGCCGGCGCGCCGCTGATCCAGGAGCTGCGCATGATCGGCATCCCGGTGATGGAGTACAGCCCATCACGCAAGGGCGCCGGCGTGGCCAACGACAAGCGGGCCCGGGGCAACGCGATCGCCGACATTTTCGCGTCCAAGATGGTCTGGGCACCGCCGCACCGGTGGGCCCGGGAGGTGATCGACCAGGTGGCGGAGTTCCCCAACGGCGAGCACGACGACCTGTACGACACCGTGGTGCAGGCGATGATGCGCATTCGACAGGGTGGGTTCATCCGGCTAAACTCCGACGATCGGTCGGGTGAAGACGACATGCAGTACCGCCGCCCGGTCAAATACTACTGAAAGACCGCAAAATGGCCACGAATTCCATCGAAAAATCGCTGTATTTGGTCCCGCAAGGGGTGCAAGACACGCCCGAAATCGAGGTTGAAGTCGAGGTCATCGACGACGGTTTGACCCCTCTGGAGGACGAAAACGAGGCAGAAACGGTCGAAATCGGGCATTTTGACAACCTGGCGGACCATCTTCCCGAGCAGGCACTGACCAAATTGGCCTCCGACCTGGAAGCGGCGATCGACAACGACCTGATGGCGCGCAGCGACTGGGAACGCTCATACAAGGCGGGTATCGAGCTGCTTGGACTGCACATGGAGGAGCGCACCGAGCCGTTCCCCGGCGCCTGCGGCGTGTACCATCCGTTGATCACCGAAGCGTGCGTTCGCTTTCAGGCTGAGCTGACCACGGAGACGTTCCCGGCGGCCGGCCCGGTGCGCACCAAGATCCTGGGCAAGGAGACGCCGGAGAAAAAGGACGCTGCGCGGCGCGTTGAGGAGGACATGAACCACCAGCTGACCGACGTCATGCTGGAGTACCGTCCCGAGCACGAGCGCATGCTGTGGAACCTGCCCATGTCGGGCTCCGCGTTCAAGAAGGTGTACCACGACGACACGCTGGGGCGCCAGGTGGCGATGTTCGTGCCGGCCGAAGACATCATCCTGCCCTACGGGACGACCGATCTGGGCACGTGCAACCGGCTGACGCACCGGTTCCGCAAAACGATGATCGACCTGGAGCGGCTGCAGAAGTCGGGCTTCTACCGCGACGTGTCCGTGCAGCCCCAGCAGGCCAGCACCAACGACATCCAGGAGAAGAAGGACAAGGAGTCGGGCAACAGTCCGATCAACGACGACCGGCCAGAGCTCTACGAGGTGCACGCCGACCTGGTCCTCAAGGACTGCTGCACGGACGCCGACCCGCTGCCGTTCGACGACGGTGAGTTGGCCAGGCCCTACGTGGTGACGCTGGTCAAAGGGCAGTCGATCGTGCTGTCGATCCGGCGCAACTGGAAGGAGGGCGACGCTCTGGCGCTCAAGCGCCAGCACTTCGTGCACTACCAGTACGTGCCGGGCTTCGGCGCCTACGGCTTCGGCCTGTTCCACCTGGTCGGCGGGTATGCCCGCTCTGCCACGTCGGTTCTGCGCCAGCTCATCGACGCCGGCACATTCGCCAACCTGCCGGGCGGCTACAAGACCAAGGGCATGCGGATCAAGGGCGAGGACGCACCCGTGCGTCCGGGCGAGTTCCGGGACGTCGACGTCGGCTCGGGAACGATCAAGGACAACATCATGCCCTTGCCGTTCAAGGAGCCCAGCGTAGTCCTGGCCGGGCTGCTGGACAAGATCATCGAGGACGGCCGGCGCATGGCGGCCACGGCGGACATCAAGATCGCCGACATGTCGTCCCAGGCGCCGGTGGGCACCACGCTGGCGCTGCTTGAGCGCACGCTCAAGGTCATGACCGCGGTGCAGGCGCGCTGCCACTACGTGCTCAAGCAGGAGTTCGGGCTCATCGCGGGGATCATCCGGGACAACCGGGAAGACTACGCGTACGACCCGGAGAAGGGCGATCGCGCGTCGCGCAAGTCCGACTTCGCGATGGTGGACATCCTCCCGGTGTCGGATCCGAACGCAGCCACGCTGAGCCAGCGCGTGGTTCAGTACCAGGCTGCGCTGCAGATGGCGGAGACGTCGCCCCAGATCTACAACATGCCGTACCTGCATCGGGAGATGCTGGACGTGCTGGGGATCAAGAACGCGGCCAAGATCCTGCCCATGCCCGAGGACATGAAGCCCCGGGACCCGGTGACGGAGAACATGCTGATCCTGCAGAACAAGCCGGTCAAGGCGTTCATGCTCCAGGACCACGAGGCCCACATGGCCGTGCACCAGATGCTGCTGCAGGACCCCAAGATCCAGGCCGCGATCGGCCAGAACCCGCAGGCGCAGCTGATGCAGGGCGCCCTGATGGCACACATCGCCGAGCACGCCGGCTACGCGTACCGGATGCACGTCTCCCAGCAGCTGGGCATGCCGCTGCCGGACCCGGAGGAGGACGTGAACCCCGAGGTCGAGCGCCAGATCGCTCCGCTGCTGGCCCAGGCAGCCCAGCAGGCCCTGATGCAGAACCAGAAAATGGCTGCCCAGCAGCAGGCCCAGGCCATGCAGCAGGACCCGGCATTCCAGCTGGAGCAGAAGAAACTGGAGCAGAAAGACCGCGAGATCGAGGTCAAAGAGCTCGTTGCCAAGGGAAATTTGGCTGCAAAAGCGGACGAACTGGACCTCGAACAGGCCAAATTCGAGGCGGAGTA